TTTGGCCGAGGAGCGGCTGGCGCTGGCCGTCTACCGGCCCGCCGCGTTCGCCTCGGTTACGGGCATTTGAGGGTAATAACTCGCTCGGCCGGCGCCGAACGGGGAAATAACTGACGTGCCGTACTCCGATAACAGCGCGTTCGAGGTCGTGGCGCAGGGGTCGCCCGTGGCGGGGTCGTACCCGACGGTGAGCCTGATCCCCTACAACCGGCTGGTCGTGGTCGTCGACGCCCAGGGCTGCACCGGCAACCTGGGTTTCGAGGGCTCGATCGACGGGACGACGTGGTTCGACCTGGCGCTCTCGCGGATGGGCGACCTCAGCCGGAAACTCGACTTCACGATCGCGCTGGGCCAGCTCGTCAAACCGATCGCGCTCTCGATGATGCTCCAGGACAGCTCGACCGCCTACCTGCGGGCGGTCTGCCTGCCGGGCGTCACCGGGGGCACGCTCACGATCAAGGCCCGCAAGGAGAACAGCTAATGCCCATCATCACCGGCGGCAACGTGATCGAGGGCGGCCTGGGGCCGATCGCCTTCAGCGGCGTCCCCGGCGCCGGCACCTCCGAGGTGCAAACCCTGACCTTCGGGGGCACCCCCACCGGGGGCACCTTCGCGCTCAAGTTCGAGGGCCTGACGACGGCGGCGATCACCTGGGTAAACGTCAACGCCACCCTCGTCGCCAACATCGACGCCGCGCTCGAGGCCCTCCCCAGCATCGGGACGGGCAACGTCACCACGGCGGTCGGCACCATGACGGCCGGCATCGGGACGATCACCGTCACCTTCGGCGGCGCCCTTGCGCGCAAGGCGGTCTCGACGATCGCCGTCGCCAGCAACGCCATGACGGGCACGAGCCCCACGCTGGCGGTGGCGGAGACCACGCCGGGGGTGGACGCCGGCTACCGGGGCGCCGCGACCGGCTCCCTCCTGGTCAACACCGCCACCGGGATCATGTACACCAACACCTCGACCACGCCCGGGAGCCCAACCTGGACGGTGGTGGGGTCGCAGACCTGAGGCGAATGAGGATGAGCAACCAGGGGCTCTACCGCGCGCCGCGCCGCCTGTACCTGTCCCGGGACAAAGAGCGGGTGGTCGAAGAGGGGGATCCGGAGGCGGGCTTCCTGCTGGCCGGGGCGGGCGCCGAGGTGCCCGAGGAGGACGTCAAGCGCTACAAGCTCCGCGACCTCCCCGACCCCGAGGCGGGGAAGGACGCGCCGAAGGGCAAGTCGGTCGCCGGGCCGCCGGAGGATAAGGCGGCGGGCCGGAGCGCCACCAAGAAGGACGGCGCGTAGGCCCGTGACGATCAAGGGCTACACCTCCGTCGAGCGGGTGGAGCACCACACGGGCCGGACGTTTACGGACGCCCAGCGGGCCGAGTGCTCCCTGCTACTCCCGGTGGCGGAGGCATGGATCGACGGCTACACCCGCCGGACGTGGGGCGTCACCGTCCCGATCGCCGGCGAGGCCCACGAGCTGACGGCGCCCACCTGGCCGCGCGGCGCCGGCGCCGTGGACGTCGTGTACGACCTGTCCTGGTATCCGCCGCTGGCGATCCGGCTGCGCGTGCGCCCGGTGGCCGCCGTGACCGCCGTCGCGGTGCGCACCACCGCCCCGGCCTCCGTGCCCCAGGCGCTGACCGCGGGGACGCAGTACGAGCTGCTGGACGCCACCGCCGGCCTGCTCACCGTGCCGAACGGCTACGGCGGGTGGCTGCTGCTGGTCGACTACACGCCCGCCGTCCCGGTCGATCCGCGGGTGGAGCTGGCGGCGACCAAGTTGTGCGCGGCGTGGATGCGCCCGGCGCTGGACGGCGTTGCAGCGTCGACCAGCGGGGGTGCTACCAGCTACAAGGTCGGCGACGTCAGCGTCTCCTACGGGGCGGCGCCGGCGGGCTCGGTGGCGGCGGCGGCCACGGCCGGCGTGCTGGGCGTCCCCGACGAGGCGCTCGCGCCGCTGGCCGGGCTGCGCCGGGTGGTGTTCGCATGACCGACTGGTGGAACGCCCCGCCCCGGAGGCGCCGCTGATGCCCGTCCTGCCGGCGCCGGCGCTGGCCCACCTGACCGCCGTGGCCGAGGGCGCGATGAGCGACTCGTGCGCCATCCTCCGGCGGGTGCTGGCCGGGCGCGGCCCCTCCGGTGGCTTGGACGTCGACTACACCGTCCAGGCGACGGTGCCCTGCCGGGTGGCGCCGGGCTGGCAGCCCCCGCAGGAGCGCGCCTACGGGGGCGGGATCGCGTCCATGGTCGCCGCCTTCGTCTACGTCCCGCTGGCGACGGACGTCGAGGCCACCGACCGGATCCAGATCCTGTCCGGGAACGAGGCCGGCGCGCTGTGGGAGGTGACCAGCACCTTCAAGCGGCGCACCGAGGACGTGCAGTTGACCATCCTGTGCGCCGAGCTGGAGGCGGACACGTGAGCGCCGCGCCCGAGGGGACGGCCGAGCCGACGGTCGCCGTGCTCCGCGCGCTGGTGCTCCTCGAGGGCCGGATCGCCGCGCAGCACGGCGACCTGGCCGCGCTGCGGTCGGAGGTCCGGGGACTGCGCGCGCTGCTCGAGACGGTCTGCGCCGACGTCGGGGCGCTGGTCTCGTCGCCGGCGCTCGCGGACGCGCCACCGCCGGCCGGTGCTGCCCCCTTGGCCGCCGGCGGCGGCACGTTCTACCCGGCGTTCCCGAGCGCGTTCCGCACGCGCAGCGGGGGCGGAGGCCGCTAGGATGCCCCGGGCGCTGTCCGTCGTCCTGCGCAACAACCGGCTGCCGGCGATCGCCGGGGAGCTGCCCGGCGCCGTGCGCCAGAGCGCCCACCGGAGCGCCGACGCCGTCGCCGCCCGGGCGCGGGGGTTTGCGCCGGTCGACACCGGCGCCCTGCGGCGCAGCATCGCGGTCGAGCAGGACCGCAGCGCCGGCGGGAAGTTCAGCGACGCCTTCGTCGTCTACTCCCCGCTGGACTACGCCGTGTTCCAGGAGTACGGCTTCCACCACTGGCGCTCGGGCGCGTTCATCCCGCCCCGGCCCTTCATGGCCCCGGCGGCGGCGGCCGAGTGGCCCCCGTACCAGCAGCGCACCGTCGTCGCGCTTCGGAAGCTGAAGTAGTGGGCGGACGATGTTCGAGCTCGACGTGACGGAGACCTACATCTACGACACCCTGAGCGCGGACGGCGCGCTCGAGGCGGTGTGGGACGGGCGCCTCTTCATGGGCGCCCCGCCGCAGGGCGCCGCCCACCCGCTGGGGCTGGTCACCCTCTCGACGGCGACGGACGACCTGGCCGGCAACAACCGGCGCACGGCGGCCCGGGTGGTCTACCTGATCCGCACCATCTTCGAGGGCGAGGATCTGGCGGTGGGCTATGCGGCCGCCGACCGGATCGACACCCTGCTCGACCGCTCGACGGGCGCCATCGCGGGGCCGCCGAGCGGGAGCATCCTGATGTGCCGCCGGCAGGGGATGTTCTCGCTGGTGGAGTTCCCCCAGGGGCGCCGGCTGAACCACCGGGGCGCGTTCTTCGAGTTCTTGACCCAGGCGACGCCGGCGTAAGGAGTAGCGAGCATGGCTTTCCCGGTCCCCCCCAACGTCTTCGAGTTCTCCCTGGACGCCACGGCCGGCGGCACGCTGACCGACTTCTCGGAGTTCATCTCCTCGGTCACGTTCACCACCGAGCGCGAACCGACCTTCCTCGCCCGGGGCGGGGGCAACCCCAGCGCCTCGGTCGTGGGGCCGGCGGAGAGCTCCGGCTCGATCGAGTTCTGGTACGACTCGACGCTCTGGGCCGCCCTGCGCGCCCACATCGACCAGGGCGCCTCGGTCGTCCCCTGCGCGATCCAGTACCGGCCCGAGGGCGTCGGGACGGGCCTCGCGGAGATCACGTGCGACGTCTACTGGTCGAGCGTGGAGGCCGAGACGGACGCCGACGGCGACGCCGCCCGCGGCACCGCCGACTTCAGCGTCTCCGGCCCGCTCGTGACGACGGCCCAGGCCTGAGCCGGCGATGAACGGCTCCCCGCCCGGGGCGAACGGCTACGCCAGTCTCGAGCAGCTCCGCGCGGCGGCGCCGCTGGCCGAGCGCGACGTCGAGCCGGCGCCCGGCGTCCGCGTCCGGATCCGTGCGCTGTCCCGGCACGCGCAGCACCAGATCAACCGCGACGCGGCCGTCGGCACGCCGGCGCAGGACATGAAGAAGGCCGAGCTGCTGACCTGGGTGCACTGCCTCGTGGCGCCGGCGGCGCCCACGCTGGCGGACGCGGAGGCCCTCTTCGCGGCGCTCGATCCGGCCGTCGCGGAGGCCCTCACGGCGGCGATCATGGCCCTCTCCGGGCTCTCCGCGGAGGCGCAGGCGACCAGCGCCGCCGCCTTTCAGCCCGCGGACGCTGGACGGTGACCTCGCCTTCGAGTACGGCCTGGCGGAGCGCCTGCACATGACCGTGGGCGAGCTGCGCGGCCGGATGAGCGCCGCCGAGTACCTCGAGTGGGGGCGCTTCCTGGCGTGGCGCCAGCGCGAGGAGCGCTGGCAGGCCCACCGCGCCCGCACCCGAGCGGGAGACGCCCAGCGCGCGCCGGCGCGGCGCACCCCGGGCGCCGGGGGCCGCTAGATGGCCGTCACGGCCGCCGAGCTCCAGGTCCGGGTGACCAGCGACGTCGCGGCGGCGCTCTCCGGCCTGAACCGGGTCAACAAGGCCGTCTCCGGCACCGGCAGCTTCCTGTCGAACGCGGCGTCGACCGCGCTCGGCTTCGTCGGCGGGATGGTCGGGATGAACGCCGTCGCCGGCGTCGTGGGCGGCGTGACCGACGCCGTCTTCGGCATGAACTCCACCCTCGAGGGCAGCCAGATCG